TGTCCCATTAGTTGTGGTAACGGTTGTTGCGGCGAAAGCTGATGCTCCACCACATGCTGAAATTTTAAGTGAATTACCTAATACTCCAGCGTATCTCGCGGCATAACTTCCAACAGAGGCTGCACCTGTGTTGTAATTATCGCGATAATGAGTCAAATTCTTTACTAATAAAGATTGCCCACTTGTTGTTGTAGCATTCACCATTGAGGTGGTTGCTATCCTAACTACTTTTAAGTCTATCCCGTAATCCAGAAAATTCGCTGCAGGGTAAAAATGCTCTGCTGCAATATCTGTATTGGCGGGTTCCCCGAAGGATTCAACAAGTCCTTTACCTGAACTTACTGTAGTTACTTCTTCGGATGGACCCCATCCAAAATAACCACAATACGCTCCAGTAGAACCTGAGACCGCAGGAATAACATTAGTAGCATCGATTTCTTGAACCTGTACACCAGGCGAAACTTGAAATGCCATTTAATTATCTCCTAATTAATTTTTTATAGCTATAAAAAATGTATTATTAATGTTAACATGAAGAAGTGTTCTTCATATTAAATAGTATTTATAATTTAGTAAATGTCTACATCTCCAACAACGGTCCAGATATCTCCACCTTCGGAAAAGGTTTCAACTTTTGGACTACCGTTATCTATAATACCGAAAGGTACCATATCATCTTCGGCCATCTGTTGGCGTTCATCATACAACATTTTCTTCAATTCTAAGTCTGTTAGACTTTGAAAATAGGGTGTAGTAACAAACCATGAGAACATAACTAAGGTCATGACTAAATCGTCATGATTACCTCCGTCTGCTTCATAAGACTGTCCTTTACCAACAAATGTTACTAATTCATTAATTGTTAACTTATCTATTACTCGTAACTTGTTTTCTTCCATCAACTCTTTTAAGGTAGAACAACCGATCTGTTTTACTTTTCTTGTCATCATCACACCAATTCCTGATGCTTTGACACTTGACATTGTAAATACATTAGGATATTCTAAATCATAGTACAAGTTATTAACTACGATTTGACCTTGGTCGTTATTTTCAACGACAATGAGGGCTTCATTATATAATTTTCCATATCTATCTAGTATGTCTGGAAATAGTAGAGGTGATATCATATTATCACGATATATCCCTACTTGTTTGAAGGGTTTTTCAGTTACATCAAAAACTGAGAATGTAGAGTAATCTTGTCCTCTACCTCTTGCGACATCAACTGTCATTATGTATATGTGATCCTCTATAGGTTCTTGATATAGATATACATTTTCTCTATGCCATAGAGGATCCTGACCTTGTAATCCTAACAAACAGTTAGCACTAATAAGAGTATTACCTGTACCTAAGAATGAATTACCGAATTCTTGTTCGAACTGTAATTCTGAAGTATTTGCTATTGTTTGAGCTTTCCACTTCTCATCTCTACCTGGTACATCAAACCAATTAATAGTATAGGGTTGATATTCATTCTTCTTATTAACACCCCCCTCATACAATTTATGGAACATATTTCCGATACCATTAGCTGTAGATGTGATGATAACTTTTGATTTACCACCTGATGTAACAACAGGATATGTAGATGTATAGAATTGTTCGGCATTATCTACAAACGCGAACTCATCAAGATATAGAAGATTAACAGATAGACCACGAATTGAATTAGCACCAGTCGCCGAAGCGATGATTCTACTATCATTTTCAAATTCAATAGAACCTTTATTTAGTACTTTAGTGCCTGGTTGTAGAAAGAAAGGTACATGTTCCAACATAGTTGTTATACGCGCTAACATCTCTCTTGCTGTCGAACCTTTGTTTGCGAGGATTGCGATTGTTTGTTCAGATTGAAATAGTAGATACCAAACTAGATAAGCACAAGTTGTAATCGACTTACCTGACTGTCTACACGCGAGTACAATACTAAATCGACTTTCATCAAAGTGTGTGATTAGATCATCCTGATATCCACGAAGTTTAAAAGGTACTAACCCATCATCTAGTGAAATAATTTTGATGTAGTTTTCAATAAAGTGTGTGGGATTCTCCATACACTTCTTGTATTCTAGAATTTGTTCTTCTGTCCAATTCTCGGTAACACCAGATCGTTTGATTGAAATGTTGCCCAAATATCCTTCATTCTTGTGCATTTTGTTTTAATAACTTCTGTAATTCAGCCGATGAACCAACAAAAAGATTGTTTTGTACTTTATCAGGTTTTCTATCATCTTTATCTAATAGTTTCATTTTAGCTTGTAAATCAATCAACTTTTCTGTAGTTTCACTAACTGTCTTGATTAATTGACCAGCTACTTCATATACTCTAGGGTGTTCAGATTCCTTTGCTATGTCTAAAATACCCTCTATAGCGTCTTGTCCGCGCTCTACTAGACCGTAAAGGATTTCTCGCGAGTATTTATAGTCATTACTTCTATCTTGATCGTCAGATGCTATAGTTGGTAGATTTTTCTCGGCTTGTACGAGCTCACCTTGAATATCAAGGAGCTCGTCTAATTTTTGATCGACTTTACTCATAATATGTATTTATAACTATTTAGGATCGCTTGTTTTATCGTCTGAATAGGTTATAGTAGGTTGTTCAAACCATGTTGTTGTTTCATTGTATGTGATGCTATCACCAGGTGTGGCATCTTGAGGGATAGGTTCAACTATTTGATCAACTACTTTGCCAGCTGAGTCAGCATCTGTTATAGTGCCTGTTCCAGCTTCTATATATGTTCTCACATTGGCCTTTCTAATCATTTCAGAGGACTTAACAGGACCATAGATATAGTTCTTCATTACGAAGTCTAGATCATATCTGAGAACTTGTCTAGTCTCAAAATCACCTTCATATTCATCTGTCTGTGTGACACTAGTTAGAGTAATTGGTACATCTCGTTTATCACCCATACCAGGTACAGTGTTTATAGTAACTGTATAATCAGGTGTAAAGTAGGGCAATATTTGTTCAAGTATCTGTAATCCGTCATCCGTATTCTTGACAAGAATACTTAAACTGAATCCTAAATTGTAAGGAGCAGGTGCGAATTGATGTTGCATCTTTAATGGATTAGTTATATCGACAGCTCTCATCTGTGTTTTTTTAGTCAACTTTCTTGTTGCATCATATTCAATAGATGACATCTCAAATCCCATACGAGGTAGACTAACAGAGGTTCTTGTAGTAGATAAATCAGCGGTTTGTTGTAGTTTAGCTATCCACTTTTTTCTAGGACCGTAAGCTAGGGGTACTTTCATTAGTTTACCACTATCTCTTTTAATTGTCAAATTATTAAATAGAGTACCAAAAACTGATACACTTCTTTTAATAGTTTCGTGATAAAAATGATTGTCTAACATTATGTAGCATCTCCGAACGGATTACCTTCTGAGAAATCAATAATCCCATCAGCGTCTGTTTCAATATCTAAGTTAAAGGCACCAGCATCTGTACTCAATTCTTGTTCACTACCTACTGTATCAATTGTTCTTCGCGAAGCTAGACTATCTTCTACCGCTATGTAATCGTATGGTGATTGGTCAACTCCAGTGCCCGACTCTAATATTATTCGATCTACCGTTGTAGTTTCTTGTACTAAGGCGTCTGTCCCTGTAGTTCCATCTGTGATATAACTAGGTATTGTTACTGTAGCAGTATAAACTTCAAAGTCAATATAGTATCCTTCTTGTCCTGTTCCACTCATAGCTATTAAATCACCATCTAAAGTATCTTCAGCGATGATACGGCCAGCTGTAGTATCTGTAAGAACGAATGTGTTATAAGTGCCTGTTGTATCAGTTGTTTTAATTTTACCAATATTTAATCTGTTTGTATCTTCACTCCAAGACATTACTTCGCCTGTTATTACTATAGTATCTGTAACAAGTTGTGAAACTGTTTCACCAACAACAAAGTCTCTTATAGTTGGAGTATTTGCGAGTGTCAATTCGATACCTGAAGTTTGAGCTAAATCTAGATCAGTATCTAGCGCACCAACACCTGTATTGAAGTCCTCACCACTATATTCGTATAAATCACAGGTCATTTTAAATGTATATAACTTACCTAACTGATAGAAAGGATTTTCGTGTTCTACAAATTTAATTTCGAATACACTTTTTGATAAAGGGAAATAGATTAAGTCACCTTCGTTCGGTCTTAATCCTGTAGCCAAGTTAGCATCAAGTGAAATGAATCTTTCCCAACTTCTTTTTGATATTACAAAAGTAGCTGTATCTCTGACTTCTACTCCGAACTTAGAATAAAGATCACCTTCACCTTCGAAACCTTCAACACCTTCCAAATACATTTCAACTTCGTATGCATCTTCAAAACTGGAGTCTGCAGCATCACCCAATATAGTATCTTCGTTGATTATATTTCTGGGTAAGTAGTAACAATTATGACCATACATGCGTAGAGATTCTACGATCAGGTCCTCGACTAAATTTTGTTCAGTCTTTACTGCGTGACTAAAAAATACATTTGTTGCCATGATTAGGCTATCCTATCATATCATTTATAGGCAACTCATAACCTAGACGAAGTTCTTCTTCTAGTTTTGTGATTTCTTCTCTCGCATCATCTACTAGTTGTCTGCCGTTCAAAGTAATTCCACCTGGTAATTGAATTCCGTCAAATTTAATTAGGTTTTGTCCCCATTGCATTTTAAGTTTTGCTGTTGTATATCTTTTCAACCAGACATCATTATAGATATCTGTAAAGGTTGTAGGATCCTGTTTTCTAATACACTCGATAATTAGATACTCACCTGCATAAACACTATTAGTCCAATCCATATCTACATAAAGTCTGTTACCGTGTTTACTGTGTCTCATGAAAGGTTTACCGACTAACATCTGATCTAACATACCTAAATGTTGTTGAACCATTTCATAATGAAGAACCGAAGTAGAGTTCAAATCATACATGTCATGTAGTCTTAGTTGATATCTTAAATCAAACATGTTGGATGTACTATTACTTATATCTAAGACTCTAACAACAGACATTACCGATTCTGGCAATTCAATAAAGTTATTACCTTCTAACCAATTAGTAGCACCATTATCTGAACCCCCTTGTGTTGAAGAAGTTAAAGTTGAGTTTGTTTTTTGATTGTCGATCTCTGTTTGTGTGATGAGATGTTTTAGATAAGTTCTTATTGTACCATCATAATGATATTCTGTAAAGAACTGTAACGCATCGTCTATTACATCATCTGCTTGATCATCGTCTACATTAATTTCAACAACAGGATAACCTAGTTGTCTCTTACAGTACGATAAAAGTGTCGCCTTACTGTTGGGTGTTGCCATTTATAAATTCCTCTTTAGTACTATTTATATCAAATAGAATGTTAGAGTCTGTATTCTTTAGATGCTGCTTCTTGAATTCTGTCTAATTTGTCGTTGAGTTTTTCAATAGCTGCTAGTATTCTATTCATGTCTTCAGCTAATTCTCGTTTTGATACATAGTCTCGTGCGATCTCTTCTCTTGTTTTGTTGAGGAGTATATCTTGTCTTCTGATTTCATCATGTGTACTTCGAACCCACCAAGCCAGCGGCATGATTACTAGTGTTAGTATTACATTCCATATTAGATGTGACATTTCGAATTCCATACTAGTATTTATCTCATTGAGTGTTTAGAATTGATATAAATTTCATGTTATGTCTTATAGTATGCAGGTAATCCAATCATAGGTCTGCCATCAAACTTGTTAAATTTTGCATTTTTACCTTTAGAGTCATTATAATGTAGAAACACTTGTCCACAATCTTTTCCTGTAAATGGTTCTCTCCAATGCTCTAACTCACAACCTTGATACATCAACATATCACCTGCTTCTAGCTTGACTTCTATACCCTCTTTGCCTTCTTCACCTGATGGTTCTAAAAAGATTGACCAATCATCTCCACCTAAATGCATAGTAGTAGATATCTCACATGAGTATCTATCTTTGTGTCTTTTTAGCTCGTCACCTTTTTTATAGATTCTTGCGTATGAATAAGTTTCAGTTAGTTTAAGTCCTGATTCTTTTTCCATTACAGGTTTAACTTTTTGT